CTCCTGTGAGCCATTCGTTATTCAGCCTCTCAGTGTTCTTAGAGTAGTTGCTGAACATTACAGAGTTGAATAGAGCAATAGAATCATTCTCCTGTAGATTACCCTTATTGATATACTTGTTATTCAGATCTACATTGTAACCATAGAAATCTTGTTTAGCTACTGCTCTAATGTATGTCTTAGTAGTTTCAGATAGCACCTCAGACTTAGTCCGAGATTCTATCATTAGTTTTCCGAGTAAGATGGATGCCATTTCATAACAGGAGTAGTGCCTTAGTTTGCAAATCTGTTAACTCAAATGCCTCCTTAAGCTGAGGGATTGTATACTTACCATTCTGAATAGCTACAAGTGCCTCCTCAAATCTTTGAGTAGTGATTGCAGGCTTAGCTGCCTTAACAGGTACACTAGCTAGATTAGCATCATCATCTACTGACTGCAAGCATAAGATACTACTCAGAGTATATCTTCTAAAGTAAGTCACTGCAGATCCGACTTGCTGAGGATTAAGTCCAGCAGGTAATTCCATACATGACTCAATAGACTCATTAGAATCTATACAGATAATCTGAGTACATACTGAATTGCCTTGAATAGGCTGTAATAATAGTAGACCATTCTCTAATAAGATAGGCTCTACTGCCTCAGTAATGGCATTAATGTCAGAGTATGACTTTTTAAAGTGGGGATTGGTAGCATTCTTAGCTACTTTGCCGATTGACTGCTTAGCTTTGTGTAGCTTTTGGTGCAGAGTTAGTACAGGTGCTGGTGATACAGCTTTTGTTTTTGTTTCCATAATATAGATTTAAATTTCAGTAAAGGTAATCAATTATTTTATATCTGCAAGGAATTTTAAATAAAATATCATAAATTCATCAAAATTTCTAGCAATAAAGTATGTACCCCCTGCAGCTTCTACTGATTCCTGATACCTCTTCTGCACTTCTGACTGCTTATCCTTACCATACTTCACCTCAATCTTAACTGACCTACCTCTAATGGTAGCAGATATATCTGCAGAGCCTTTTGTACCTGTGCTAGGAGTATAAGTGCCTTTCAGCTGTCTAGTATTTTCACCTACCTGTATCTTCTTACCCTCTCTATATACTCCCATTGTATTAATTCTCTCAGCTTGAAAGCCTGAATAGGTTAGAAAGTGAATGATACATTTAGTCAGTGCATTAGCAGAGTTATCATTCCAATCAGATGCTGTAATGTATGGCATGGTAGGGTGCTTAAGTGTGAGGTAGTTAATCTCTAAGGCTTTAAGTAGTGTTTTGTTTTCTTTGTTCATTGTTTACAAATAGTTAAATTAGCATTCATTGTAACAGCTCTTAACTTACAATTAGTATTGTGAAAGTCTAGAAAATCATTTTTAATAGTATCAGATTTAAAAAATACACCAAGCCCTGAATGATCTAGTTCATTAAAAATAACATCTACTCCTTTTTTCTCAATCCAAATCATTATCATATCATCAAAAGTCATATCATAATGATCAATGGATGTATTTTCTTTAGTCAATACTTCTCCTGTTACTGAGCAAAGAGTTTCATTAAAAATTACATTATCAACTTTAAAATTATATATTAAATTAGTTATTGTATTTCTGCCTGCTTGTTTTATAGCAGAATATTTATTAGGATTAGAGATGCATTTAAGATAAGATATATCAATAAATGTATCATCTGTTCTTTTAATAAAAAAACATTTGTCATTATAATTAGCACTATCTACATAAATATATTTAACTCCAGAACCTTTTTTTTCTTCCCAAGCAATATGATTTCTAAATTCATGTAGCATTATAGCAGAATCTAATGCATCTAATTTCTCTCCTTTATTATATGAATTTAAAATAGTACTGCACATTTTCTTTCTTTCTTCTTTTGTCATATATTCATTGCTTTAATTGTTAATTCATCCCATATATCTAGCTCTTTTACCTCCGGTACAAATGATAATCTAGTACTGCCTCCATTCCTATTTGTAGAGCAGATATATCCTTTGTATTCGCAGTACTTTTTAAAGTTAATTGTGATGCTGTTCTGTGTTATGTAGTTCTTTTTATCAGGGAATGCATTGCAGAATGAATCGTATAACTGTTCTTTTACTGAGTAGTAAGTGTCCTCTTTTAGATTCTCAAAGAAATAGTACATCTCACTGCTAATCTCATCTAATATCTTTCTAAAGTTTAGATTGATAGTAGGCATCTCTATAAGTCCAATATTAAGATATATTTGTATGCATTCCTGGCAGTAATTATCAAAGGCTGCCCATTGGTCATCATCCCAATCAACGAACAGCTCATGACCAAATAGATCTACAGGAGTAAACTTATCATTGAATGTCTTAGCCATCTCCACCTCATACTTTCTAGCATTGAAAGATGCACCATTGCCTGAGATAGTATAGTTAGTAGTTATAATAATCTTAGGGCTGTTAGTTACATCTAGTTTAATAGAATCCTTACCTTTGTATTCAATAGTAATACCCTCAGTAATCACACTGAATAAGCTCTCAAAGTTGAATTTCTTTTTAACATCATCAAATACTAATATCTGACAATCAGTAGATACATTCTGATATGGGAATTTATTTTGAAAGTCAAACAACTTACCATCTAAGCTCTGAACTTTCTTAAGATGCCCCATTGCATTCCAAAACAATCCCTTTCCACTTCTCCCATTAGGCACATCAGAGATAGCCTCATCATTAAAGATGATAGCTTTGTTGTTACTTCTATCCTTATAGCTGTGCAGGAGGTATCCAATTACAGTCTGAAATGCTTTGTACTTACTTTTATCTTTACCTGCTATATTCCATATAAAAGTTCTAAATTCTGACTTATGGTGATCTGTTTTCTTAAAGTCTCTATTGATGACCTGGTCTCTCCAAATAGATAGATCCATATCAGCATAAGATAGTACCTCTTTTTTATCTTTAGATACCTTTACTATGCAATTAGTATAAAATAGATATGCACTATCTTTGTCATCTTTCAATAGGCTTACATTCTTACTAGTTAATATCCCTAGAAATTCTCTCTTAAAGAACTTAAGATTGCCACTCATTAGGTTATAAACTCCCTCAGGCTTATCATTAGATGTGATGTAATCTAATACAAAATCTTTTATATCTTTCTCATATACCTCATTTAAAAATATACCCTCTTTCTTAATCATTTGAAATGTGCCATTTTTCTCAGGGGAATGCTTAAAGAAATCATTGTTATCTAGGAATGTTTTGAACTTAAAGTTGTTAAGATTGTAAGCTCCATTCTGAGTAGTGGACCAAAAGTCATCATCTACCATCTTAAATTTCTTTTTTAATGCCTCTTTAGCAGCATTCCAATCTCCATTGTGCTTGACTAAAGTATAGATATTGAATGGTGAATAAGATTGCTTAGATTCAAATGGCTTTATAGCTCCTCCATCTTCACTAAATATATAAAACATATTATTTTGAAAGCCAAAAGTAGCAGAAAATCCATCTTTTATATCTTTGTTAGGTCTAGTCCAATACTCTGAGCCATCCTTTCTCTTATTGCAGAACTGCCATCCTATCCCCTTAAGCAGCTCCTTAGCCTCTTCTCCATTCTCAAGGTTATATTTACCATCAGGAGTAGTATCTTTCCAGGTCTCTGCCCATTTTCTATCAGATGTATCTTTGTGAGGTAGACTAATAGTGTGATGCTGATTGTAAGATGTGATTAAATCAAAGACATTATTAATATCATCATCAAAATAGCTCAGCTTTATGTACTCCTCACCAACAATATGACTATATCCACTAGATGGATAGCAGGCACAGTACTGTCCATTGCCTCTCATCTCTACCATTGTAGCTCCTGTAGGATATTTAGCAAATACTCTACCATTAAACTTCTCTTTTGATCTAAAGTAAACATGATAGCCACCTCCTGCTGTAGTGTAACAGGATAGCATCCCATCTTTAATGAGCATCTTAATAGATGGCACATTAATAAAGTCATCAAATGTATCTTTAATAGGCTCACCATTATGGCAGTCAAAGTCAATGCAGTAAAATTCACTAACTAATCCACAGGCTATCCCTATTTTTTCAGCTTTTAAGAATCTACTATCTACATCTGTAATAGTTTCATATAAAAAATTATGACCTGCCTCAAGCATTGGAGCTTTGCTGTTCCAAAGTGGTAGAGGATTCAATCCCTCTGCTATTAATTCATTAGCTACATCTATTAGATTCATAATTTATATAAAAAAGAGAGTCCCCCTAAGCGAACAGCCAAGTTGATAGGGGGATTTATACTCTCTAAGATTAAAGTCTTTGTCATTTGGCTGTTCTAATTTTTACAAATGT